GTCTTGGTGAGATTGATAGCCGTTATGTCGGCCTGTATCTGCGCCTCTTCCGCTTTTAGACTTTCAAGTCTCTGCCGCTTTGTCTCTTCTGCTTTCATCCCTGCCACGTCGGTACGTTCAGCGAGTTTCGCCAATTGCTCGTTGGTAACTGCCAGAGCTTTGGCATATTCAACAAGCGGCTCGTTTTGCTCAAGTATCTTTGTGGTGAGAATGCCAATCCCAAACGAAAACGCAGCAAGAACCGGATTCCCAAACGTCAGTGCCTGCCCAACCTGCCCGATTATACCCGGCAACCCAGCCAGTCGCGCCCCAAGTGCCACCGCTCGTACTTCCGCCTTACCAAACCCCGTGGCGATAGACGACGCCGCCGCACCAGCCGTGGTTGACTTCTTAGCGAACTCATCCACGTTGCGATTGACGCGCGACAACACTTGCGACGCCTGATCGTGCGCCCTAACTACTATGTCAAGATTTTCTTGGGATGTCGCCACTCTGTATCCGTCTCGACTCTTGTTCTTTCCCGATCAATAGAATCTCAGACTCAAAAACCTTCGCCGCCTGTGCATACACCGCCGGTTGAGAATACCACCCCCCCGGCCACGGCCACGGGGCTCCATCGCGGATCGCATTGAACAACATCCACGCCTCGCGGCTGAAATCGCTGATCAACCCCACAGGACACACACCCATCCGGAGGCATACCCCGATGTCCTCGGAGAACTCCTCGCGCGCGCGGATGATCGAAATTGACCGTTCCAGATCGTCTATCGACTCGATAGAAAACCGATCCGGGTATCCTGGCACTCCGCACTCGAACTTGTGTCCCTTGGCTATGCACCGCTCATGCCCTTCCTTGTTGCAGTCCCACCGCTCTAAGTTTTTCGGAATACTTAGGAGTGCGGCGAAGCGGGGGACGCGCCTGAGTTTTTTATTGCGCCCTCATCCAGATAGGAATAGAACATACACGCCAACGCCAAACGCGACGTGTCGGTTGAAATATGCGCCGACAGGATTTGCTCAATCTCAACTTTGTTTTCAGTGAATGCGAGGATCTCCCCATTCGGCTTGGCGACGTTCTTCAACCAGCGCACGCATCGCATTAGCACCTTGTTCTGCGAATCGTCTGCCAACCCAGTGATATTCCCTCCGGGTTTCATGGATATAGTTTTCGCATCTCCCTCAGTGAACGCCACGATACCGTAGATCGTCGCATCGGATTTGGCGCTCCCGTCTTTCTCGATATCGTCGGGGAAACACCATGCTACAGGATCATTTGAAACCAATCGTCTCGGCATACTCTATACTCTCCTCTTTGTTTGACTACCAGCCACGGTCGATAAGATCTGCGAGGACGCAGGTGAACGGGGTGTCGGTGCCATTGTTCAGGGTTTTGAAGTTCAATTCAATTCCCTTCACGGGATCATATGTGTCGGGAGATGGAAGAGGCTGTCCGTAAATCGTGAAGTTCAGATACCCGTCATTGTTGTCCGTCCCCCAAGTCAACACGATAGGAACAAGAGCCGTAACAGCAGTCGCCCCCCCCTGATACGGCCATGATAGCGTATCCCAATGCCCGCGAATCTGAACCCCGCACTCGTACTCCGTGAGTGCGTATGTGAGAAAATCCCCGGAGTTGTTTGTCCCAATCGGCACGGCATTGTTGCGAATCCTAATCGTCACTCCAAGTGGGACAATTGCATCCCCGTTTACGGTGCAAGTCTTTAGATCATGGAAATGGTAGAAGGTCTGAGCGTACCGTGCATGCGGAGTTACATCTGTACCAGACTCGGTCGATGACTCGAATTGCGCCCCCCCCCGCCCAATCAGATTCGCCACCATCTGCATCCTCCCCTGACCGTCATTAGGATTGCATGTCAGAACAAGCTCGGAGCAAATCATGTCTTTGATTTTTAATACTTCCGACGAATTCGCATGGACGATAGCCAACGTCCCAAACCATCCACCATTGGCGGTGAAGTCCGGCTGAGTAGACGAGAATGTATATGTCTTCTCGTATGGCGTCCCCACCGCCTCGGAATTGTTCTGCACCACCGCGTACAGCATCGACGCGAGCGTCGCTTTTTTAGCGTCTCCCGTGGCTACAAACTTCGCCGACGACCCCTTCAAGTCATGTTGGTAATTCGCGTTCACCTTCACACGAGACCCAACATTCGACCGATTAGGTTCACGAATGTTGATCCCGAAGTCCGGCGACACCAATTCAACGTCGAGAATCTCCCCCCACTCAGGAGCTGTCCCATTGTAGTCGGCAGTGGAAGCAAGGTTCGTCCCAAATGTTGCTTGCTCGCCCCACAGAATCTTCGTGCTGTCTTTTGTTTTAACGGCGATAGCCATTACTCACCCTCCCCCTCTGCGACTCTCGCAACTCCAAGCGCAACAAGATGCGCCGCGATAATATCCCCAACATCCTCTGTCCCACCACCCTGCAATGATCGGTATTGCTCTTTCGTGAGGCCATCACCAAGAGTGCAAAGGCGCGGCCATCCACTGTTAGTAGTCCCTGTAATCATCATAGCGCCGTGTACGCCTCCACTCCGTAGATGCTGAAACTCACCGTCCCGCCAATCGCTTGAATATCATCGAAGCGAACATTGGCCACAATCTCGATTGGCTCTTCGCGTTTCAGTCGGTAGTTGTTTGCCATCGTTTGCTCGTGCGTAAACATCCAATTCATAATCGAGTTTGCTAAATTTAGAAACCGCTCCTCTTCAAAGTTGTCGTCGAAATCGCCAGTCAGAACACGCAACGTGAATCGGTAAATGAATTCCTCTCTCCCCGCCCCAACAATCTCCCTACCATCAACACGCGGTATCCCGATGCACACGCAATTGTAATCCGGCGCCGGGGTTTCGTACCATGTGTCATATACTGCATCGAATCTTGGCACCACAACGTTCGTAACCATGTCGGCGGCGAGTTCATTCAGCTCGGTTTCCAGAGCATCACGAGCCGATTGAAACGCCGTGTTTGTTCCATACACGCTTGGCATTAGGCGCTTCCTCGCGTATACCAGTATCGAATCTCAAGAGTGAAATCGACATGCCCCTGAGTATCCTCGACCAACTGATTCTCAATATTCTCCCACGTCAAGAATCTGAAGTTCGCCCCAAGCGACGGACTCCCACCCTTGATCGCCTGAAGCAAGTCTTTGAAGTCGGCAACAAACGATCCAATCCCATTACTAACCGAAACCCCCGGTTCGGCAGTGCGATGAGCATGCACAAACCCACGCACCGTGAGATTCATCGAGGCCAGAACTTTACTACCCTCGAAATATCCAATCACCCGGTCCGGCCCCACGTCATTGATCGCAACAACACAAGCCGACTCATCGAATACTAAGTCATCCGAATGTGGCATGTCCAACAGCACCGGGGCTTTCACCGTGAGCGTATACCCATTGGCAACCGTCATCGCTTCGATAGCGGTTTTCAGATTGCCGATTATGGTTTGACGTACACTCATGCCGCGAGCTTGGCTACCTCACCCTTGACATCATTAACCATCCCGTCACGCTCTTTCTTTGCCGCTGGTGCCACGTATGGACGTTCGGGTATGGTAACGGTCCAGCTTCCGCGCGTTTGTCCTTGAGCGAGAAACCCAGCACTCACACGCCTGCGCTTGGATCGTGGCGTAGGACGCTCAAACTTAAACCCACGTAGAAACGTGCGCGCAAAATGCGTAATCGTTCCCCCGAACTCATGGATTGCCGCATACGGAGTGCGCGTTGACACATGCCCCTCGACAGTACCCCCAACAACTTGCGCCGGAGCCGCAACCCACGACGACCGCAACGCCCCCGATTGCACCCGCAAATGCTTCGTCGGGTTCAACCCCTTGCGCGACACCCCACCAGCCAGCGACAGTTGCCGCTTGATCTCGTTATTCAGGCGATTCGTGGCGCGATTGATCCCGCGCTGCAATGCCGCAGTCATCCCCTTCGCCAACTTCCCCGGCTTCTGAGGTACTCCGCGCGGTAACTGAATCTCGATTGTGATCATGATCCAAACCCCGCGAGCATGTAGGGTGTCAACAACTCGCGCACGTCCGCAGGCATCGACGCAGTGAAGGAAATCGTCTGATCCCCAGCCGTAACCGAATTCACCCCGATACGATTCTTGTCGGTCAACTTGAAGTGGTGTAAACACCACAGCACCGCCCCACGCTTGATCGACTTCGGGATGTCCTGAGTCTCCCATCCATGCCGATAAGCCAGCGCCACATTCTGCAACCCACAAGTAAACGACGTGTACTTGAGCTGTACCTTGCCAGTCTTCGGGTAAAACACCCTATCACCCGCCGCAATCGTGATCGAATCAATCGTCACGGTTGTAACACTTTCCAGATACGGCTTGAGCAATAGAGTATCTGTCCCATCCCCATCCAAACTCTCAGACACATTCCGCGCCGCCACCGGACGGCCCAGAAAGTCTTCTATACCTTGAGACACACCGGAAACGATGTCGTCGATCACTTCATCGAACGACTCGGTTTCATCGGCGATCTTCAGGGCCAGCTTGACATCCTGGGCCGTGATGATATCGTATGGCGAAGCAGGCATGGGTTACTTGTTACCTGTTGGGGATACACCCATCTTGTTTGCCGTTGGCTGTCCCGCCGACTTCAGTTTGAAGTTGTCGGGGAAGTCGGCGCACACCTGCGCCGCCTTCTCTGGCGAGCATTCATACTCACCCGCCGTTTTGCAAACCAACATCTCTCGATGATCCGGTCCCGTACCGCGATACACCTTAAGCGTATCCGATGGCTTGAAATTCACAACTGCATTGTCTGGCATGATCTCTCGTCCCTCCGTTTAGTAGTTTATCCGTTGCCAACCGATCAGCATTTCCGACGTGACAACAAGTGCCTGCGAGAACCGGATCGTGTCGTCGTCTTGGATATAGCACGAGTCAGTCAGATCGACGAAGCGGTCTGAGTTGGTAGTTGCCGAGTCGTTGACCAGTGCCAAGAAAATCCGATCATTCTCCCTGATGCCTGGGCAGTAAATCGAAACATCCTCGGCGGTTGTTGACGGCGTGGATGCGTAGAACTGCGGCATGAAGTGATCGTATGAATAATTCTCATGCCCCGAATGCTTCGCCAACTGCAACGACCCAATGCCCATCACGACAGTTGACGACACAGCACCCATGACGGCGGCGCAGATGACTAGCATCACTCCGTGCCAAAGTTTGAATTTCTGCATTTCTCTTTTCCTCCATTCGTCGGGGTCACCCGTTCAAGGCAACCCCGGTTATTGTTCCTGGTTAGGCAGACGTGTTGTATCCGAGAGCGACAACATCATCCGTCCCGTACATGGTTTGGAAGTCCTCGCGCGACGTTGCAACAACCTGGAACTGCTGAGTCTCGATGATCTTCTCAGCTTCGATGGTCGGCATGCGACGCTGGGCCAACTTGAACGCCTGACGATTGACGAATGTTGCCGCCGACTTGGTTGTGGTGGAGTTATCAAACAACCCCGTGGCATTCAAGTCCGAACGCTGGAACTCTGAAGCGCGGATCGGCATACCGTCGATCACGGCCAATTCGCCGCGAAGGATAGTAGCCAACGGTCCGAACTTCTCAAGCGACACAACATTCGCATCGTTCATGATGTAGAACGCATCACGCAGCGATACGATGTACGCGCCTTCGCTTGGGCGAATTCCGTACTTGCCGGTGAGGGCGCGAATAGCGCGAAGCTCAGTCGATCCACCTGTGCCATACGATCCCGTGTCAACCGTTGCCGACAAGTCGATTGCCAAAGCACGCAACCCTAAGAACGCGCGGCGATGATCAGTCGAGGCGAAGGTGATGCCGGTGTCTTGATGCGTGGCTGCCGTATCGCCGTTCATGATCGAATCCTCGCGCGCGCGCGTAAGCGCCTGCGCGAGCGATTGACGAATGTCAGGAAGGACAGGAATGATCGAGTCTTCCGTCAGCTCGCCAGACGTAAGCACTCTCCCAGCAAACTGCTTGGCCGTAAATGTGACATTTGACGTGCCGCGATTCGATGCGGTGATCGAGGTCGAGTTGTCGCCAGTCGATTCGGGCCAGTAGTAGATCGTCGGGAATGACGTTGCGATCGGCCACTTGTACGGGTTTGTCGGCATGGTGAACGTCGGGAATAGATCGGAGATATCCCCTGTCGCCTGCGCCACTTCCTGCAACGTGGCGGAGAATCCAGTCGGTATCCACTCGGCACCCTCTCCAGCCGTAGCCGTGTCCATCGCCTTCACGGACGAACGAAAATCGTCGTGGATCGGCTTGTACACTTCCTTGTAATACCACAACGACTTGATGCCATTCCAGCCGCCCGGGTTCTTGGCTTGAACCAAAGCTGCCAGAATGAACAACTCATCCGACGCCTCCTGGAACTTCGAGGCAAGCTCGAACTGATCCGATCCCTTGCGGTACATATGCTCCGGCAAATGCATCAGCGAACGGCAATGCGCCTGGGACATGTTCAGCTCTGATGCCATGTTGCGCTCGGTCAACAGAGCTGAGAGGCGCTTGGCGCCGGAGAATGAAGTTGGGTTCACGTTCTCAAGCGTCTGATGTGACCGATGTGACTTGAGCGCCGACTCCAGACCTGCGAATTCTTCCTTCCATGTCTTGTAAAACGCTTCCTGCTCCGCCTTCGTGACAAGATTGCCATAGCTCGTCTTCATCTCGACGAGCGACTGTTTCACCGATCCAAGATCGGTGTCCATCGACTTCAACCTACCATCGAGGCGAATCTCGGCTGCATTAGCCGCCCCCTCGTTGATAGTGACGAGTGACTTTGTTAGAGCCCCCGTCACGATTCCAGCCAGTTCTTCTTTGTCCATTTGGACATCCTCCGTGTGACGTGTGACGGGAGGTGCTGCGTCGATCTCTACCCCCCTGGTGAATTGAGACAGATCAATACCCTTTGATTTTGCAATTGAGAACAAGGCATCACGATTCGCCGGGACGTTGACTATCGAAATCTCAACCAACTCGATCTCTTTCCAAACATCCGGGCGATCATCGGAACTGATCTCGATCTTCTTTCCGATGAACCCTATCGAAAACGCCCTGAGAATATCCTCTTGAATAAGCGTCCAAACTTTATCCGCCGTCTTACTGACAAACCCCTCCACCCACAACCCATACTCCGGGCGAATTTCGGCGGTAGTGAACTTCCCAATCGGCATCCCTCTCCACTCATGATTGAGTAGCATCACGGGGAACTTCTCAATGAAGTTGGGTAGGAACCTACGGAATGCCTCCGGCTCGACAATCTCGTTATAGAAATCAACAGATAGGGTTGACGCCCACCCCTTGATGTCCCAACGCCCCTCGGCTCCAACATCTTTCTGGAAATTCGAAAGAGTGAGACAGCGGATATGCTGATCATCACGCAGATCAACCGTGATTGGCGCCCCATCCGCTTTCGCTTGTCGCTTAAAATCTTCGAGTGTTCGCTTCATTCTTCTTTTCCTATCCACGAAAAAAGCCCTCGGTCCTTTCGGTGCGACCCTCATCGCACTCGAAAAGAGAGGGCTTTCTCGAACTTCGTGGCCCGCCGTCGCGGGTATGGTTACTTGCTATCTACTAAGAGCATCGGGGCAGCCGCGTACATCAACCGCCCCTCACTGAATCCATGCGTAATCGTGAACCAAACCGTAATCGCGGCGAAGATTGACACCGCCACGCCATTTGGAGTGCTGATCATCCAACGCCACCGCCTGATAATGACGAACGCCGCAACCGCCAGCGCAATAAATCCTATCACTCCAAGCCATTCGGTCTTTGGTTGCATCGGATCAATCAATCCGGTTGTTACTGCATGCCCAAAGTTCACGAGCGACTCGTACACTCCTTGCAATGCCGTACCATTCACAGCGAACAACCCAACCCGATCCACGAACGCATAAACCCCAATCGCGATTCCCGGCGCAAGATATATCGCCTTCGGGTTTTGGCGCCAGATGTACCACGCCATGAGCCCGCCGCATACCGCAATACCCGTCACCTTTGCCATACAGAACACGACAGCCGCAACCATCGCGATCCAATCCGACCCCTCACGAAGCGCATACGCCAACATCGCCGCCCCAAAGAACTCAAGTGACTGGTTTGTGATCATAGACGAGGTGAGAATGCACCCCGGCAGCGCAAGGAATAACAACATCCACCATTTGCGACAGACCGCCCATATCAGTAATACCCCGGCAATCCAGAGCGACAATGAAAACACCCGCGCGAACTTCACGCCTGCCAATGCGAACGGAGCAACGGCGACATAGAATCCAGGTTGCTGATACGTCTGATACCAGCGCATGTCGTCACCTACAACATCGCCGAACATCTTGGACGCCGCGAAGTTCGGAAGCTCGCGCATCGTACCGACATACCCGGCATACGAATAATGCGCCACTTCGTCGTGCGACAAGTGATCGTCATACAGCAAGGCAATTCCCAGTCGTACCAAAATCAAGGCGACGAGCAGGATTATCGGGACGTGTCTTTTCATTCGAACACCGCCAACAGAGTGCATCTGCAATTGATCGTTTCATCCGCCGGACCCGTCCCGCCCGGATAATCCACCCCGTTCGGGAACAACTGATTCAACCCCACCTGAACGCCGTCGATTGCCGCATGAGACTCCCTCACATCAGCATCGCGCGATGACAACCATTCTTTCTTCTCAACACCGCCCTGCCGATACCCTTCAATCGTCGCCCCGTTGTGCGCCCCGATAACCTCAGTGCGGGATATCATGCGCGACCGCGCTGGAGTAAACCCAGAATATAGCATCTGAATCCCGCGCGCCGTTTCCTCAACAGTCTGATTCAGGAACGCCGATTGAGTGAGATAGTTGTTCAAGAGTTCGCGCGTGGTGTTGTTGATCCTCGTGATCATTCCAACTTTCCTGCCGATCAACTCAACAACGCGCGGGTCCGACGCATTGAACGCAACCCCCGACTCCAATTGCGCCATGGCCTGCTTCCCTGCCGTCTGGACAATCAATCGATACAGTGGGGTGACTTGCTGACGAAGCAATGCATCCTCACTCGACACGCTGAATATCGAACCAAGATCGCCTGGCCCAATCTCCTGCTTCTCGATGAAGTTTCCACCAGCGGTAAGCGTCACACCGTACAACTCAGCGATCCGCTCCTCGACACGCTTCAACTGATCATCAAAGTAAGTCGCGGTGAGTAGTTCAAATTGATTCTCGTATTTCACCACCGGGGCAATAAGCTCATTCCAAATCTGCACCCTACCATCTTCCGACTTCCGATGTGCGGCGACAAACTTCTTGGTAAGCGACTTCGATGGGGCAGGAGGTTCATCCTCGACCGATCCATTCCCGCCACCCATATCACCCAACCCAAAGGCAGAGGCGAGTGCGTTGTATGGTTTATTACCCCAGTCGACCGGCTCTTCATCGTCGCGCTCTCGCAGCTCGTTAATCGTAATCTTACCAGCATCGAGATATATCTTGTCAATCTGCGCTATCCGCATTCTGTCTGCCTGCAACGCTTCAACTTCCGAGAAATCAAACTGTGCATAGAGTCCATTACCAGGATACCAAACGTCGATGATGTTACGATTGATCGCCGACTCGAACAGTCGCGCCATCGGCATGATCGCCAATTCATAGAACACCCGCTTTTGCTCATTGGCATTCGAGTACGTAGCACCATCCATGTTCGTGACCATGACTGGCGGGGTTTTGAAGATCGCAAGAATCTCGTCGCGCTTCATCACGTCGAACCCAAGAAACTCCCCATCTTTCGCATTGACATCGAGAACAAGCAAGCTCGTCTCTGAATCGAAGTGCGGTACCTTCCCGTTATTCTGATACCCCATGAAATTCTTATTGAACTCCTCGGTATTCGCTTTCTTGGACTCCGGACTAACTCTCCCCTTCGAGCTAAGCGCCAGTTTCGGATGCCCACCGTTCTGGAAGAATGCAATGTTGTACTGATCCATGTAATGCTTCATGAGGTACGGATAACGCGCCGCTTCCATCGGGGGAAGACCGCGGACATCACCCTCGGTGTTATACAGCTTCGCATGCGTCACAAATTCAGGGGGGAGTATCTTCGGGTCTCCCCCTTGATCATACTCGTAACCAGTCACGTTTCCAATCGACGGAACGATAATGCGCCTGATGAAGTCAGTCGGGAGGACATGCAGCGACTTCACCCTCCCGGTTAATCTCTTCCCTTGCGACCCATTCTCGGCGAAGATGAACGTCTCGCCGGTGAGCGATAATTCTGACCCAAGATCGCGAATGAATTCATACTGCGACTGTTGTTTGTTTGGACGCCAAAACAATTCAACGAGCGGATGGTCAGTAACTTCCGTTCGCTCAATGTTGTCACCGCTCCCGGTTTCTTTGAATATCTTAATCGGGAGAGCAGCGAGCTTCTCCGCCCTTGCATTGACAGCGGCATATACCCACGGGTTGCGCTTGTACGCCAACTTCATGGCCGGATAATCATACCCGTTGTCGAGCAACTGGTAGACAACGCGCGACTGAGTAGGGCCTGGGTTCCAGATCGACTTCCAAACCGCCGACGCCCAACCCTCGACACGAGTTGACATGTTTACCAGCTTACCCAAGACGTATCCCCTTCGAGTTCGCCGTGTCCACAAACTTCCAGACTCGCGGAGCATATACCTCTACAAACATGACACTACGAAAGAATCGCGGCTCACCAATACGAACAAACACAGACGACGGAGGGCAATGCCCAGCGCTGTCGTGCATAGACTTCTCGACATGCTCTTCGATTAGCTCGGCAGGGCTGTACGGCTTACAAGTCTCAACCAACTCCGAATAGCTGGAATTATGAAATCTCCGCTTAGTCACAGGAATCCAAGTTACGCACCTGTACCCATCAGGGATTGACTTAGAATGCTCGTGAAATATGATCATCCGAAAAACACTCTCCCTCCACCAAACTGACAAATCTCCCTTGCCCAATTCCGATACACATCCGACATCGCGTAGTGATCCGCTTGGCTACCTTCAGTCCAGATATATTGCGGTGGGGTGCGCTTGATATCCAGCACACGCGACGGCGCGGTCATCTGATCAACATACCCCTCGACGCTCATAGCATCGCGCGGCAGCTTCACCCCTTCCGACTTGAAGTATCGAGCAAACGCGCGGTCGATCATCTGCGTTCTCTCTCCACTGGTTTCCTGTGCCGCATAATCCAAGTCGAACGGTTCATCCCTCTGCACTTTCTTGTTCACGTAAGAGCGGAACACGCGACCAGGATATTTCGCCGCCCACTCCATGCAACGGTTTAACTCAGGTAGGGCGTCGATCACAATCGTCATATTAGGGAACAGCGACATAACCTCATCGAGCCGATCCCAAGTTACCGTGTCGATGAATATCACTTCCTGATTTTCGGTTTCAATCGTAAGGTGGAGAACGCTTCCCACGTCGCATCCTCCGTAACAATCGCCGTTGTATGACGACAGGCGAGGGTGGTCCGATACATGCCGCTCGATGATTTCGACAGTGAGCGACGAGCCAGGCGCAGAGTATGGGAGTCCAAGTGACCCGTTGTAGAACGCTTGCATTTGCCCGGCGTTTGTCAACCCTCTCTCAAATCTAAACCACATGTCCGACAGCGGACGATTACCGGCAAATATCTGCGAAATACGAAACCCTGTCATTTGTCTTCCATCAAACGCCGCCACCCATTCCCCTTGCGCGAGTCGATTGATCGGCTTGGCGCATGACGCGCACACCGCGCTAATCTCGGGATCGATACAGCGCAACTCATACCGTTGCTCCTGAACTTCCCTAACGACATTTGCAAACCAATCAAGCGACTGCCATGTGTTGCAGTGCTCACACTTGATTTGCCACGTCCGCTGATCACTGTCGCGATACAACGCATCAATCCCATACCCAGGGATCGTCGGGTTGCTCACGCGTCGCATGTTCCCGACAGTGGAATGCAGTAAGCGGTCGGGTGTCATTGCGAGATTATCGGGATCACAGAAGTCAACCTCATCGACGATGGCGATGTCCGCCGTGTACGCCTTGAATGCGGTTTTACTATTCGATGCAACAAAAGCAATCGACGCCTTACCAAGCATCTTAAGCGACACACCGTCGGGTACGGTATTACTTCTCGACCCTTTCTTTGCCGCGACAACCTGCCGAGCGTAGAACGGGGTGTTGTCGATGCATGGATCGAGTTTATCCCGAACGTGCTGATCCCGCAGCGTCTCAGTTGGAAACACCCAAAACACACGATGCCCACGCGACACGCATCCCATCGCGTATGTGTTGAGATATTCGCTTTTCCCGGATTGCGCCGACGATTCAATCACGACATCTGGGGCCGTGCATTGGTAAATTGCTTCGAGGTATTTATGCGACGCGAAGTCAAGCGGCTCGTTCCGATGCGTCCTGTGATGGTTCTGTGCCAACCACCACTCCAGCGTCGGTTTGCGTTCCGCCCTCACTCGGTCGCTCATCTGCAAGGCATAGCTCGCGGAATTCATCGTGTTCAGACTCAGACCATTCTCGCATGGCGTTGTAGATTTCGGATGGAGTAGATG